GTTTTAAAAGCAATAAAACTATCAGTCACTATGAAATAATCCTATACAAATCTAAAATACGGCGAATATGAGGAGGGAAGTTCCCAGCAAGAGGATAATTATCCCCACGCTCACCTTCAAATGAGAAGCCTTTCTTTTCTTGATCTTGTTTAAAGATAAGTTTAATCATATCAAGAGTAGCCAGTTGAATATCCTGTGGAATCTCACCTGACTCATATCCAGCACGATACTCCACTCTTACACCTGAGGGGAAAGGGGAGAATCCTGGAGGTCCTGATAAGGTCAGTGCCGGATAGCTATTACGAATAGTTGGGTAAGTACCTCTTACTCCAACAGCACCTGTATCGCGAGTTACCTCACCCATATCACGAGAAAAGTTGTATTCATTTGTTTCATTGTGTACATCATTAGCTTCAGTATCATCATTAGACCCATCAAAGTGAACTAAAAAAACAGTCTCACCATCAGGTCTAAAACGTTTTGTGGGAGGAGTAAAATCCCCAGAATATCTAGCCTTGTTGGAAACTCTAACTTCATCTACATAACCTTTAAATGTGGTTGCTATTTCTACGTTTGAGGTAAAAGTTAAATTCTCAACTGCAAAAGATGCATCAGCTATTGTGTTACCATTATAGTGTAAGAATAATTTTTCCTCTGTCAAATCGCGAGATACAGCAACATGTGCGAATCGACGTTTTGCAAACTGCTGACTCTCAATTGATGTGTTAGCACCTTGTATAGTTGTCGCACTTCCTGAAATATTAGCTTCAAAAGCTAGACCATGCTGATTTGCAAGCCTAAATTGTATGAAATTTGAAGAGTCTGTGTTAATTGCAAATAACACATTATCTTGTAAAGTAGGCTCATCAACACGAATAAACATTTCGATGGTAAAATCACCCTCTTCAAATTCTAAGTTTTCTGGAACCGTAGAGCCTAACACATAATCTGAAATTCCAGTCTCAAGAGATGTTTTACCAAACTTTTTAATTCTTGAGTTTAAATGAGCATTGTTTTGAAAAGTTAAAGTAAGTGACTCTGTATCATGAGTTGTGACAGGTCTTCCAATCGTGGTTGGATCAGCTAAAATTACATCTTCAGTCCCATTAAACTCTGAAACCTGAAAAACGTTAGAAAGTGGCAATCTAGACACCATAACAGAAGTTTTACCTCCGTCAAAAACTTCAACATAGTCATTCGCAAGAATCTCTTGACCAATATAGTGCTCAACTACTCCAGTAGCATAAGAAATAATATTAGACAAGCGAGCATCTTGTGTGTCTGAAGAAATGCTCAAGTAGTCTTTTACTTGTGCGAGTGTTATGTACGGATATTTACCTAAATTTTCTTCTAAACGATCTACCATTCTGTTTCACCTTGTAATAAAAAGGGAGGCGATGACCGCCTCCCCCAGTGTAGTTTAAAGATGTGAAACCTAAACTTAGGCTCCACATTCAATTGTAACAGCGTAGCTGTACTTAGTAGCATCAAGGGCAGAGCTTGAGTTTGTGGTCAGAGCCTTAAAGTCAATACGAGTGCTCATGTACATCGCAGTAACCTGCTGACGTGGTTCATACTCGCTCTCAATCTCGATACCGCGACGTTCTGCAATCATAAAGCCAGGCTTATAAAGCAGGACACCAATATCATTGTTCTCAGTACCAACGTTATCTAAGAACTCAGAGATTGCAATCGGAATACCGTATACGGCACCAACGGAACCTGTGAGGTAGGTAGCATTTGGACCAAACTTATCAACTGTCTGGAAGTCAGAAGTTGTTACAAGGTTGTTATAACCCTCAATTGAGGTGATATATACCAGGTCATTACCAAGCTGAAGGCCATATTTGCCAAGCTTTGTGCGAGCTGCAGCGATATCTGAAGGATCAGCTTTATCGTTTGCAGAACCTGTATCTACGGTCAGGCCAGCGCCTACGTCAGCTGTCAGGTTAGTAACACCTTCAATGACAGAAGCAAAACCAGTACCAGCTGTGATGGCGTTAGTAGGTGAAGCTGTAAAGCCAGATAATGCACCAGTTCCACGCAGGATTGACTTATCGATAGCACGTGCTAAACGACGTGTCGCAGCTGCACGCAAGAAGTCAAGCAGAGGAAGAACAGTATCTTCTTCTTCGTCTTTTGCTAAGTGTGTAGTTGCCATAAACTTGTGTGGGGTGAAGTCCACTGAGCTAATGGTATTCTGGTTTGAGGTTGGGACACGTGAGGAATCGGCAATACCTGTGGCAAATGTGCCTGATGCAAACTGTGCTACATCACCATCGGTGTCTTCATCTGCAACTGGTACGCGGAATGTTTTTGCATCCACCTGCATACGGTTAAACATTGGAGCAACAACGAGCTGCTGTTCCATTTCTGTATAGATGTTTTGTGAGAAGTTGCTAAGGAACTGGTCAACAGTTGTAACAGCTTTCATGCGAGCACCCATTTTGGTGTCAAAGATGTCACGCTTGTTTAACAGTTTTGCAACTAGAACGGCGTTAGCCATGTCTTTGTCAGAAAACTGCTCTTTACGAGAAGCTTCCTGGTAGTGCATCTTAGAGCGCTGGAGTGCAGCAATCTCTTCTTGATACTTATTCATTTGAGCTTTAAGTTCAGCGACTTGCTCGGATTCACGTGGGGTATAGGCGGTATTAGAATCGCCATTTACCAGCATTTGTTGGTCAGCAGCGTCTGCTTCCTTCACGATAGCTTCACCGGTCTTTTGAACCAATTCAGCGACTTGAGGCTCAGACACTTCAGCACGTGGTGCTTCTTTTTTGATCTCCTCAACTGGCGCAGTTTGCGCAGCTTCGGTAAGATCGATTGTATCTACGACTTGATCAGCCATGATGTCGTTCTCCTTTGTAGAATGATCGTGAAGCTCGTTAGTCAGACTTTGCTTAGAAACTGTGTCTTCACTATTTAGAATTTTTTTGACTTGTGAAAGTTCATCTGTTTTCACATTAAGAACATTATCACAGTCTTGACCGTTAGCGTCAATCTCTAAAAATTTATAGATTGGAGATTGGTCGGTTGCGATTTTTGCGACTTTAAACATTTTTTCTTGATAATTTACAAGATCGCCGTGTTGAAGTGCACTTGCGTCTACGGAAAGCAAGTTTGTGAACGGAATTGATTCATTAGGATCAGCAACGTGTAATTGCTCTTCCTCATCATCCTTTTCAATGTCAGTATCTGCTTCCTCGGCTTCGGCTTTGACTTCGACTTCTTGTGCCTCAGTTTTAATCTCTGTGGCATCAAGAACTGTTGTTTCAGAATTTTCTTCAACAAGTTCGTCAGATTTTGAATCTGTCATTGCTTCCTCCTCGGTTGGAGACAACGGACGTTCGTTAACAACTTCGCCCTCCTCCATGTTGTGAATTGGAACACCTGCCATTGTGATATCGTGAGTATGACCATTGGCCTCCATCACAACACCTGCAACAACTTTATGAGCGTGGTTTTGCATATGAGATGCGTAGGTAGTTACACCATTTCCCATTTCATCCATTTCAACTGTATGATAATGTCCATCGCTCAAGTCAGTGATTCCTGCTTTAATTTTACGCATCTTCTTAATTTCTTCAGTATCAGCTTCTTTTAATGATTTCTTAAACTCATCAAATTCTGCATCTGATTCAAATGATTTACGAATTGAAAAAAGCGAGTCTTGGTTACACGGTACTGATACAACAGAGATTTCTAATAATTCAACATCAGTAATTAACATTGAATCATCTTCTCTATTATATTTACCATCTTTAACTCTAAAACCTACAGAAAAACTTTTAAGAGCACCATCTTTTATAAGAGTTTGTACTCCGTGCGTTTTTTCAGCAGCTTCGCTGATAGCTCCTTCAACATAGATTCCTTTTTTATCAACTTTAATATTTTCAACACGACCTATTGGGCAGTCATGTTTATGTTGAAAAAGAAGAACTGGGTTACGACGATAGTTTTCCACACCTTTAGCCCAAGCCTCAGCAGTAACAATATCGCCAGCACGATCTTTAGCTGTAGTATTAGCATAACCTGCAATTTTTAACGCTTTTGAGCCTTTTTTATACTCTTTAGTTTCGAAAGCGCTGTTTAAATAAATAGTTTTATTCATCTGGTAATTCCTCTATATCAGTAGATTCCTCTTGAGAGGGTCTTCCACCTTGGGTAGCGTCAGTAGCACTACCTGTAATGTTTTGTGGTATCCTTATATTATCATTATTTTCCATTTTTGGAAATCTTAATCCTTCACGAGCTTCATTTGGGGTGATAATTCCTGTATTAACTAGCTTAGAATAGTAAACTGCTTGTGTTCTATTATCAGGTTGTAGTGCAGGAACTGAAAGTCTATCAGGACGGATTTCAACTCCTCCATTAAAGAAATGTGAGAAGGCAGAACAAAACTGATTTAGCAGTGGTAAAACTGTGTGAAGGTAGAATAATTTTTGATTAGCATCAATATTAGCATTATTACCTGATTTTAACAATACATATGGAACACCTAATGCTTTAGCCATGTCTTGTTGAATGCGTTCAATAGAATTTTCAAAATCTAATTGATCAAAAGATTTTGTAGAAAATC